TGATCTGGGCTTCCTGCCATGTCGCATGTGCTTTACGTGCCTGTTGGAATGCAGCATCGAGTTCAGGAGTGGTGTGGATCCTGGTCCAGAGTTGTTTGTATGGAACAGCAATCTCCGCAGCCAGGTTAGGCAGAGAGACCCCATCAGCGACCTGTGAGAAGACATGCTCCCAGAAGGTCTCCTTTTCCATCAGTTCTTTGATCCGTGCTCTTTTAGCACGTTTCTTAGGGGTTCCTGCCATAGTTCCTTTTTACCTTGGAGCGAGTCTCAGGGATTGAACCTGACCTTCTGCTTGGTAGCAGTGTATCTCCGTCTGATACTTGACTCGCTTAAATCAAAAGCATTTGTTTGGGTATTGATACGCTTGTGTCGTAGTGCTTAACGTCCCCCTTTGGATAGGGTTCAGTTTGATAATTAAGACACTTTTTCAAGTGTTTTCTGACCTTATGACTACCCACTAGATAGACATATCGGTGCTTGGCAGATCGATGTTGCCTCAGTGTTTTGTCCCCTTTGTTATGCCGAGCATGACCATCTGATAGCATGTCAGTCCTCTCCTTGGAGCAACCCGTATAAATCCAGTTAGATGCTTGGTAAACGTAACCAATGTGAGACATACCCGTATCAGCATAAGAGACCACGATTCTAGGTCTTGGCAACATCTTGAGAGATTGAGAAATAAGCATAGAAGGAATTCCTTGTTCTAGGACCAACCTGTTCAACTCAATAACAAGGTGCTTGTTTTCTGGACCTGCTATTCCTGTGGTCAATTGGGGTGATGCAGGAGATCCATAGGTGATGACTCCTGAAAGGTCTACCCCTATGAAAAGACCAAAGGCATAGCTGATGGAAGGTAGTCTCTTGGCATAATGCTTTTTTAGTATCCAAGGAGTTGCCAACTCGGAATCAATAGGTCTGACTTGTTCCTTTTCCACAGTCGATCTCAGTGAGTTGTTTAATGCTTTCAATAGCCTTGACCGCATCATCAAGTGATCTGATGATGAAGTAGAACCCACCGGCCTTGCTGATGGATTCCTCAAAGGATTTCTGTTCAGGAGACTGTTTCCCTTTTGGTTGTTTGATTTCCAGTCCAATGAACCGTCCTTTGATGATCACAACAATGTCGGGAAGTCCTGGACATGGATTCTTGGTGAAGAAAGTCTGCCCCTTCTCACCCCGGACTATTGGACCAGTGTACTGTCTCCATGCAAAGACCTGCTTTGGCTGCAGTGACAACCATCTCAGGACATC